AACCTCTTCAGGAGTATCCTCAATGATCTCTAACTCAAAACCGCTATCTTCCACTTCTTGAAAGTTATCGGTAACTTTTTCTTGCTCTTCAGCCTGAGCAACGGCTTGTGGCTCGCTCATACTCTTGAATATCCTCTTGGGTCATCGACAACAGCCTCTACTGTGTCATCATTGATAAGACGGAACTCTTGCTTTTCGATCTTAAAACGTGTGCCGGAATAGGATCGAAAGATGACAAAGTCACCCTCTTTACAATACGGGCCATTAGGAAACTTATCTGTATCTTTATATGCGTCAGGCCCAGCTTTAACAACAAATCCTATCACTGATGCGGTTTGCTCCGCGTTCTTCAGTGCGTCTGGCATATATATGCCTGAATCTGTTTTTTCTTTGACTTCAAGTGGTTTAATCAAAAGTTTATACCCAGCGGGTACGGGTATTTTTGATGCAACATCTTTGTTGACTTCTTTGCTTGCAGAATACATCTGATCTCCTTGCAGTGATTAAGGCTCACAGCGCCGTGCAGGGACACACCCCCGAATAGTAGTATTTACAATATACAATACACTTACTTGGAACGGAAGGCCTAGTCGTTGATGAATTTTTCTTCCAAGTCGATAATGTCTCTTTCGATGGCAGCGAGAGCCTCAACCTTTCCCACCGCTTCCCTGTATTCTTCAAAGGATTTGCACCCACCACAGGCCATATGGTCAGCGAGAGCATTTAGGTACTCCCTAATTTTTGCTCTGATTGGTGAATATACTGTATCATTCTTCGCCATTTCTGTTACTTAGCTCCCTAGCTATTTCCAATCCAATTTCAGTGCCTTCTCTTATATCCTGTTTTTGGGATTGTTCAAGCTCGCTCGCTATTTTTATTCCAAGTTTAGCGCCTTCTCTTTGCTCTTCTGACGCAAGCCTATCCTTTTGCATAGAAATATTTTCAGACTTAGACTTCATATCGGCCTGCAACTTAGCAATATCCATTTCTTTTTTATGTGCAAACTCTGCCTCTTTTAGAGACATTTCTCTTTGTTGTATTTGTGTGAGAGGGTCTTGCTGTTGTTTTTGATTTTCTTTTTGCTGCATTTCTGCCTGATCTTTACGAAGCAGTTTTTGTGCAGCCTGAGAAGCCAGCCTACTAAGTTCAACCTCTACATCGTCTGGAAGAGGTGCGTTCTCATCAGGCATACTAACACCCAAGTTCTTTTCTATTTCTCTTCTATACTGGAATGCAACATGCTCTGTTATGTGAGCGGCTAAAGCAGCTTGTATCGCCCCAGCAAACGGTGATTGACCAACGATTTCTTTTAGTTTTGGATCTTCAGCCGCAGCTAAATGCACAGAAATATGTGCTTCGTGATCCTGATGCTTAAACGCCTTGACTGGCTCTTGTTTCAAAATGGACATGTTTTCACTAACAGGATCTGCCGAATCAATGTCATCAGGTAACTTAATTATTTCTTCAGCGTCTTTAATTCCAAGAACCTCAAGCATTTGCCTGTGTAATTTACCAAGATCATAAAGATGCGGTGCTTGCTGCGCTAGTTGCATAGCAGCCTGATACTGAACAACCCTTTGAGACATAGTAGCGGCATTAGGGTCAGACACAGGTATGACATCAATACGACCATCAAAATCCTCTTGTCTGTTAAAGTCACCATCTGTTTCATAAGAGTATTGTGATGGCATATAATCTTTTATGATGTTTGCCAGTAAACGAAGTTCATTTTTTAACGCATGATGAAGTCTTGCCTGAACACCAGACATAACCTTCATGCTGCGCTCCATTAGCGCGAGTGTAGTTCCGACCGGAGCTTGTGGGTTGAGGTTTCCAATTTGTACATCAGCAACGGAGCCAATCCGTCTCCCCTCTTCCACGATATTTCCGAGAAGCTGATATAATACTGAGGACGGCTCCTTGTAAGGAAGGAATGCGATGCTATCCCTAATTGCACCACCCGGTACATCAACATCCCTGAACTCACCCGGCATGAGAGGCGAATCATCACCCTTAATACGGAGTCCGCGAGCCTTGAGGCCAGCCGGAAGGTTAGAGAGCGTACCCGCGTCAATAAGTTGACGAAGAATACTTGTGGCACTCTTAGCAAGACCACCAATAAGATGAATAAGACCCGTTCCATAGAACCCAAGGCCCGGTAAGTATCTGTAGTGAACAAAGTGTTGTCTTTTACGCTTCTTAGAATCGTCCTCATACCAATTCCTTCTAATCGCCAAGATTGTTTCTGACGACTTATCTATAGTTACAATATACGGTCTGGCTATACCATCCTTGTCCTCGAAAGGCTCAGGCATAAGAAGATCAACGTGCATTTCAAGAAGCGTGTGCCTATCATCCTCTTCAAGTACAGCGACCTCTCCCTCGATCTCATCATATTTTTCTTGTATGTCTGAAATATCTGGCTCAGGATCTGGAAGATCTACATCAATGTAAAAACCGTTAACTTGAAGCTCTACTATTTCGTTTGGTGTCTTTTTCATTACATGAGTGTAACGCGGGCATGTGTTCAGATCTGATGCGCCGTAAGAAACAACAAAATCCTCAGCAGGCACAAACATGGCGCACGGTCGCTCCATAATCGGATCATAATAAACTTTTTTGAAAGATGATCCTGCAAGCGGGAGCCTAAACAACATCTGCTCAGTTTCATCACGATATTCTGTCATCTCCTCGGTGAGAAGATAATTCATCTCGTGTTCAACTCTCTCGCCCTGCTTTACCTTTTCGTAATCTTTCTTACCAATAAGTTTAACTCTCACTGGCCCTGAAGCTGGAAATATCTCACCCATAGCCTGAGCCTGAAACCTTACAGTTGCCTCTGTAAGCACCGGGTGGAACACACCTGAAGCGCCCTGCCAAGGTTGAGTCCTTTCCTCAATCTTCATACCAAGAAGATCAAGACCTTTAACATATGCCCTAGCCCAGTCTTTTCTGGATTGCCTGTCTGAAATAAAATCTTCTATTAATTCAGAGGCCAAAGACTGTAAATCAGCCTCCTCAATAAACTCTGCTAAATTTGCATCATGGTCTGGCCCCATAATGTCTTCTGCGACCTCTCCCGTGAAATCAATAATCATAGCCCCATCATCGTTACCGATACTTATTGCTTCAGGATTAACAATCTCGACACTAACTTCATCCGTACCCTCAACATCAACGGATGATGGCACCATTGGTTTTTCAATAGCCATTTTATGTTTCCTTTTTCTCGGTATCGGGTTTTTTCATTATAACAGCATGGCGGGCATGATGGGAGCCTTCCATGTTACTTACAACTTTCCACCCTAAACTCTTAAAAATTTTTATCTCTCTGTGTGAAATAAATCTGTATATTCCCGATTTATCATCAATAATATGAAACTGGTCTTTTGTACTTTGGCTCGTCATCCCACTCATCCATAGTGCTTCTAATCCAACCGCCCTGACGAAACCTCAACAATGCCTGAGTTGTGGAGTCAACCAAATCATCATTATCGCCAGCAGGAAAAGCAGCACATTCCTCTATTACCTCGTCAGCCCACCTAGTTGGCGGACACCATATCACACCACTAGCAAAAAGATCACTAACAGCGTTTACACGGGCTATTTTGTCCTGTCCTCTTGACGGGGTAAACTCTGTCACAGGTATTCCCATAGCCCTAAGCTCAAAAATCAAAGGAGAACCAGAGGCTTTTGCCTCAACAATCATCTGATCTGGCTCAAACTCCCAATATTTGTCATACGCAGCGCGTTTTAACTCTGGAAACTCCAGTTTTTCCTTGTATGCATCCAATAATATCAGATTTGGTTGCAAATCACCACTTTCATTAGGGTGTTGAAACACTCCCCACGTTGTGCAAGCGCTATAATCGGCTCTTTGTGTCTTCAAAAAGGCCGTATCCCAGCTTTGAATGATGGCTTCACAGGCTGGAGGGTCATCTTTTTCCCATTCCTGCCACCATTCACGCTTAATTAGCGCACCTTCTTCGGAAGTAGGGTCTTGCTGGTACTGTGCAGACCATTTTGACACTGGTAATTCAGCTCTTAGAGCCTCTAATTGGTCTAAAGGCCAGAACTCAGGCCATAAAGGATCTCCAGAAGGCATGATTGCTGGCAATTCTATAATTTCCCAGTCATCAACACCCTCTCTTTGGGTTACAGATTTAATTATTTTGCCAGTCAGGTCTCTTGTAGACCATCTTGTCATAACAATTATTATAGATCCACCCGGTTGCAGCCTTTGTCTTGGGCCTGATGTGTACCATTCATACACTTTGTCGTAGACTTCTGGGTTGTAAGCCCCCAGTGCCGCCTCCTGCTCCGAGTGGGGGTCATCAATAATGAGAACGTCAGCACCTTTACCAGTAACTGCACCACCAACACCAATAGCAAAATAATCACCCCGCTTGTTTGTGTTCCATCTTCCAGCAGCTTTCGAGTCAGAGGATAACTCTATACCCGGAAAAACCTGTTGGAAGTCCTCCTGACCGATAAGGTTTCTTACCTTACGACCAAATCCTACAGCAAGTTCTGCCGTGTGTGCAGTTTGAATTATTTTTTTTTCTGGGTATCTACCTAAAAACCAAGCCGGAAATAAAAAAGACGCAAACTCTGACTTGGTGTGTCTTGGCGGCATATTTATTATCAGACGTTTTAGATCTCCATTTGCAACACGCTCAAACGCATCCGCCATAATCTCGTGATGCTTGCCCCCAATAAATGCAGGCCACATCTTTTTTACAAAAGTTAGAAAGTCCTCTCTTGACGCCTCTTTCTCTTTTGCATTCTCAAGCTCAAGTAAAAGATCAAGCATCTCTTTTTGATCTTCTAGTGGCAGTTGATTGATTTTTGATTTTACGGCAGCAAGTTCTTTCATGTGCCTAGCATATCTGTTTTTTCACAGCTATATTTATAATTTGCTGTAAAATACTCTGGCCCGATTCTTTTGGTGTCGTGTATCATTTCAGCAACCCTCTCTATGCACTGTTGATTTGTTGGATACGGCCCTCTGTTGTCCATCAGTTCAACACAAAAATCAGGCAATGAAGCAAGGCAAACAAGTATTGCGGCTTCAAACATCTTCCTCTCCTAAACACCTTGACAATAAAACCGACTTAGCAAGCTCTAATAAAAATACCATATCAGGGGCTTTTGCATGAGATGTGCCTACAAACAATCTTCCCTGCTTTGTCCAGCCAACAACAAGGGCTTCCATCATATCAACCTCTTCACAGATATTGTTTAGCATATCATTAGGCTCAAGAGGATCATCATCAACAGGGATGCTGCTCTTTGGAAAATGTATAATATTGTCAGACATAACAGATCCTTAAAAAATAATGACGGCGGGGAGCGGAGAGGACTCGCTCAACCCGCCGGGGGTGTTGGGAGACTTACACCCCATGAAAGTATATCTTCTATAAACCCAATTAGCTATCCCCGTCCATGTTTTCTTTTGGATAATATACATCAACGTGAGAATCGCACTTAGGACAACTCAGGTTTGTCACCATTGAGTAGAACTCATTTTCCTCTTCAATGTCGTGATCCCCACCCCAAATAAGCTCTGTTTTACAGTGCCAACAGTTCATTTTTTTCTCCCCAATATATATAATATATTATATAATATATGATTAATATATTATAATATACTAACTAAGGGTTTTTTCGGGAGACAAAGATGCCTTTTTTACAAAGCAACATACCACACTTCAAATGTTGGGTGCGGCGTGAATATACATGTAATCATGTGAACTACCACGGCGAGTTTTTACACGCTATGTGTATTGCTGTGACAACAATGCCAAATCGGTGCCTGAGTTTTCAGGTTATATTCACAGGTTGTGAATCCGATGACACGGATGAGGATAATGTCCACGGCGGTGCCATGTGGGCGAGAATGCCAATAACTGCACTGGTCGGAGACACTCCGTTTGATGAATGGCCTGAGCCTATGCCAGTACACGCTGCACAGCCTTGGGACTGTATGTCTCACACCCACGCCGTTTACACATTAAACAGAGCAACACCATGTCCTTGGATTGTAAAGGTTGATGGTGAGTTCTACCCAGCTAAATATTATTTCACTGTTGATTACACTGATAGCGAGATAGCCGATGATCCGGCACAGCACAAACAAAGCCATGTTTTAGAACTGCTTGATGCTGGTGAGTGGACAGGGAATATAGTGGCACTACCAAACAATCGGGTAAGGGTGACACACCCAGCTTGGTTTGAAACAGGTGAAGGCGCACCAGACTTCCTGCCATCACAGCATATACACTATTCAAAATCAGATCTTGACTATACACTTGATGTTAATCAAATATTTGATAATCTTTATGCAGAAGACGATTTAGAACAAGCTGCTAAGGAAGCATATGGGAACCTTACTTTGGGAGATGATGATGCGTGATACACACCCTGACATTCTTGGTGCTGCTAGAAAGTACGCCGAGGGCAAAATAGCCGTGCATAAAACAAACATTGATGTTTATGTGGAAAACCCTTCAGGTATCGGGGAACATTCCGATATCGTAGAGGCTGTTATTGAAGAGCTAAAGAAGGTGGCTGAGTGGGAAGATGTTATCGAATCAATAGATAACAACTGGTAAAAAGTTATATGGAACTTAGGAGACAAAAATGGAATCTTTGTTAATTTTAGGTGCTTTGGCATATGGAATACATCACTACAGCAAAACAGATGATGTGGAGCTTATGGAAGATAAGCAAATCAACTATGCATTTGACGAGGGCATACACAGGATAGACTGGTCAAAGGCAGGGAACTTTAGAACAACCAGCACGGAGAACAATGTGAAGTGGGTCATAGTGACAAACGAATAGGGGGACAAAATGGCTATCTACTCAGTGTTAAGATCGCCGGGGCCAAACTACGATATGAAATACTGCGTTGCTGTGAATGGTGAGCCGATGACAAATCCAACACATTCGGTTCTAGCAGCGGAGCAGGCAAAAACGATATGCGAAACATACGGCCTACAGGGTCAATACTCCATCAACAGTCTATTCAGAATAGATTGCGAGAGAAAAGCAAAAGCCGAAGGTGAGAAGTTTAACAAAGAAAAACTAGAAGACCCATACGGGGAAAAGACCTAGTTTGAAATTTTTTGAAAAAAATTTTTTACCCCCTAGGATTCCTACCCTTCTTTTCTACTGAAGGGTGGGCCTCTCAATCTCCTCCCACGCCTGCCAGAGAAAAAGGGTACGGGTACGCACCACTTCCATCATCAAGACCGCCTCAGAGGGCGTTAAATCGTCCCAGATGGATATCTCCTCTATAGTTCTGTTACACCCTAGGCACAGACTATTAACTTCATCAATGGTGCAGACGCCTACACAAGGGGAGGGCTTTACTAAAATATCTGTCATCGTATGTGCAGAACCTCATGTAGGGTGCGTGGGTAGGCGCATGACTATATGGGGTGGATGGGGGTAGGTGGGGTCACCAAGGCTTCGTGCATAGGAAGCCAGCCCCCAACGAAAACCAGATAGTCCCGAAACGGCCCTAATCACGATCCGATCAACCGATCAAGTTTCGCCCTCAAATCACGCTCGATATCGGACGCACTACGCTCTGTCGTGTCGGACTGCTCCACCCTGTCGGTAAACATCCCAATCGTTTTGCCAACCAGCTCCAACGCCCTAATTCTAGAAGAGGCATTGTCAGCTGATACCGCTTCCTCTTGCAGTGATTTCAAAACCCATTCCTCGCGCCTGAGTAGCCTCATGCGTTGCGATTGCTCCATATCGGCTTGGATATCCTTAATCCTTGCGGAGACCTTGGGGTTTTGCGCGAGGCGGCAAGCCTCAGACCATAAGGTTGAGTTCTTCATATTATCAGCCGAATAGCATTCCCTGTATGCATCACTGAGCATTGACCCACTAGCCACCAGCTTTGCGAATGCTTCCTGCTTCCCTGTTAAAGGCTGTTCTCTTCCCACTAATCTTAAATGTGTTGGCTTCTTTGCCATGTGTTCTATCCCCTATGAGCGCAACGCATTGTGCTTGGCGCACGGCATACGCGGTTTCAACTTTTGTCATTTTACCATCTCAAAAAGTTCTATGGAACCTGTAGGCACCCCCAAAACCTCAATATGCCCTCAATCGCTCTAGGATGGCTCAGGACGGCCTTTAGGTGTTTTTGGGTACTTTCCTACCAAAAATGTGCCAGCGGCGTTTTTAGCTTCCACACTGCATCACAGACAACATATGAAAATAAACGTAAAAGGACGTAAAAAAATGTAACCAAATGGGGTTGACAGACCCCCCACCTGTCATGGTACACCGAAGGTGTCCAGCCCAGCAGACACAGGGCTTAGGGGCAGGGGCGAAGCTATGCCCACCGTTTTAACCGCCAGAGGAGACCACACGCCAACGATTTCACCGCCCACAAGGGGCAAGGGGCTGGCTCCCCCAAACTGGACACCACCGCACTACGGCTTCAATGGCACCGACTACGCCTACGCCCAAGCGAAAATCGATTTGGCCTAACTCTTGGAGGATCGATGCGGTGGTAAGACTGAGGGCTTGGTTTAGCACCCATCCCATAACGTGTCGGTTTAGAGCGCGCCAGATGAATACAACCTGTCGCTGGGCATGGTAGCCCAGTTCCTGCTGTTGCAGGGTTTATTGAAGAGATACCGCGAAACAGGAGTTGCTTTATGACTGACATCATTATGACTGAATACCGCCATGCAAAAATCGCTGAGTTGCTTGCTATCGCATGGGCTTGCAATGCCGCCGATAGCGACAACCCAGATCATCGCCCAGCTTGGACAACCCCATCAATGGCTGGCAACGTTGTGAACCCTCTGTTTAATGCGGTGAGGGGTTTGCTTGATGCCGACTATGATGACTGGCTGGTTGCTGGTGGCACTGGCGAATTGATGCGGTCTGATTTTAAAGATCGGGTGTGCGATCAGATTATGGATAACGGCACTCAAGAGGGCTACAACGTCACTTCAATTATCAACTATGTTTTGGGAGATGCATAATGCGATACACAATGAAAAACACGGTGCGCGATATCACCAAGTTGTCAAACAGCCGCTACAAAGTGGTGAGGGATGAGGCAATCATTATCGGCAATCTGGATGATGTGAAATACCACCTCATTCAAGTTTGCCGCTACCTCAAGCTAGACCCTGCTGAGTTTCTAATCACCGATGAAACTGGCAAGCGGTCACGCTTCAAGCACAACAATCCATCAGTTTACACTGGCTAAAAAGGAGACTGCATAATGAAACAATGGATAGTTGTTAAATTCACTGGCCTTTCGGTATCTGCAAAGGCTGGTGACGTTACCATCTGGGCTGATCATGGTGACATCGTGTTCGATAGCCCAGCATATGAGGTTGTGGCCTATGCCTCAGACTATAAAGAGGCTCAGGCAATAGCTAGAACGGCAAGGGAGACTGCATAATGCAAACCATACCATTCAAATTCAAATTCAATATGTCATCTCAGTACAACCACAATGAGATTTCAAATTTCATTGAATGCTCTGATACAGTTGAACCAGCAGAATTGCGCGAGGCATATTGCGCTTTTCTGGAAGAATTGCTGGGCGGCAAAGTCAAGCCATCGACAATGGTCAGGGTGGATGTAATGAGGGTGTTTGTTGATGATATCGACAACCGCGCCCAGATCGACTACCGCGAAGGCCACTGGGATGATGAGCCGAGCATAGTTAGGGGCGGCAAGTTTTTTGACCGCCGCTCTAAAGAAATGAAAAGCTACCTGACGATGCTGGCGTAGGACACCAGCGAAACACCGCGTCATGCGGTGTCGTAGCGTCCTGCTACTTTTTAACTTTTAATGGAGACTGCCATCATGGCTACACAAACTTTTTCACTATCCGATAACACTGTTTCAATCGTTGCCTCTAATGAGGTCACAATCGCTGGCCTAAAGGGTGATGCAAAGCAGGTCACTGAGCAGGTAAACGCAACCAAGCTGGCAACATATGCTGAGTTGATCAGCGCAATCTCAGGCGTGACCCTCACGAAGGGCAACTTGCCGCGCACTATCTCAAAAACTGTAAAAAAACGCCTAACCACTGGTGGCGGCTGTAGGGATGCAGTTGCCAAAAAATACATTGAAAATTCTGTCGGTGCGAAGCGTCAGTTTGGTTTCGGTGATAACACCACACCCACTGCTGTTCTGGCTGTATTCGCAGATCAGGGCATCACCTCTGAGGCCAAACTAGCCAAGGCTGTTTCGGGCGAGGCTGACAAATCTGCCGCCAAGATCCTTGCAGAAAAGGTCATGGGCAAATGGTCAACATCAAAAGATGATAACGGCAATGTCGTCCAAGGTAAAAAGTTCAAGGATGGCTTGACTGATGAGGAGTTGGTTGAGTTTTTCGATGAATTACGCAAGCTGGAAGCAGAGCGCACCGAATATCACGCGAATGCTGATGCGGCTAAAGAGGCTGGCAAGGCAGTCGAAAAGGACAACGACACAGTGAATGATGTTGTTGCCAATTTTTAATCTGGGGGGCTTTGCCCCCTCTTTTTTCAACAAAGGAGTAGAATATGCATAGAAAAGATAAGCTACTGTCGGGCTGGTTCGGCAGATTTTTTAGCGGTTCATTCACCAAAAAGGATGGCACACGCCGTGAGGTGTGGGGCGTTATGAAGAATGACCCCAATGTGCCAGAGCATCTTGTGGTGGTGTATGACCTACGCAAAAAACAGTATCGGCGGTTTGATATCACCAAGCCTTTCAACGTGCGGTCTGGCGGTGATTTTATCGCGGCTGGTTCTGCACTGGCTGATCAGATCGCAGAGCAAGATGCTGGATACGCAAGCCACGATTTACATATCAAACACTATGTAAATGACATTCCTGTCTATCACACTAACTAAGGGGGGTGTGTGTAATGCCTAAGCCACAATCAAAAGCCCACATGGCTGTAGCATATGATTTTGTCGAGCGCAGAATGACTAATCGTTTTCTGCGTGAAAATGGTCAACAGCCTAAGATATCCAAACGCTACTACAAGCAAGTCGCTAATCGCGGTGATCGCAAAGCGGCACGACTTGAGTTGCAAAGCTACCTGATGAGCGGTGCGTGAGACACACCCGAAACCCCAGCCCCTGCTGGGTTCGTAGCGTCTCGCTACATTTCAACCTTTAATGGAGATCGTGATGAAATTATCACAAGCAAAAAATATCGTTTATTATTCCCTGACCAGCCAGACTGTGAAGTACGAAGTCGATACATTGCCTATCGTCTGCTACCTTGAGGGTGGTGCAGGGCTTGGTAAAACCTCACTACTGCAACAGATATGCGAAGAGCATATGTGGTTTCTTTACATCTTATCGCTTGCCCAGTTCGATGCGGCAGAGATAGCTGGCATCATTGCACTTGTCGATGGCAAGTCGGAGCGGCTCATGCCTTACTGGCTCCGCAAGTTGTGGGAGATGTCAAAGCAGTGCGAAAAGGTAGTCCTGTTTTTGGACGAACTACCACAATCTGTCACTTCCAACATGAATATAGCGGCTCAGATCGTTAATGAGCATCGTATTGGTGAGTTCAAACTGCCTGAGAATTGCGCTGTTGTATGCGCTGGCAACCGCACCAGTGATCGCGCTGGTACAAACACAATTCCAACGCATCTGCGTGACAGGTTATTATTCGTACCTGTCGAAGCTGATCTGGAAGATGTTATCCCATACTGGCTGGCTCAAAATGTCCATGAGGATGTGATCGGTTTTAATCGTGCAATGCCTCAGCACCTGCACAATTTTGACCCAAAGGCCAGCGTGTCATCTAGCCCACGCTCATGGCATCGTGTCAGCACCATTTTATCATGGGGTTTGGATCCGATATGCGAGAATGAGGCAATAAGCGGCACTGTCGGGCGTTCAATATGTGCTGACTTCATGGGGTATCGCAAGCTGAAAGCTAATATGCCTGACTTGGATAAGGTTATCAGCAACCCTGACAGTGCTGAGATACCCAGCGATGCGATGGTGCTGTATGCCTTGGCGGCTGGCTTGTCACACAAGATGAATAAGGCCAATGCTGGCAATATCATCAAGTATCTCAAGCGGCTTGATGCTCAAGAGTTCGCGGCCTTCACAGTGAAGGATGCCGTGAATAGAGATCAGACACTCAAGCAGTCTGAGGCTGTACGCCAGTGGATTATTACCGATGGCAAACAGCTTATCCTCTAACATATTGGGGGGCGGTCATGCCGCCCCTCAAAAAGTTCTATCTAACTTTTTCAACATGGGAGATGCATCATGGATGCTAATCTAAAAATTTCGAGAGCAAAAACACAGTTGGTTCTGAAGCACCCATTCTTTGGGTCGATTGCTATGGGTCTCAACTTTGTCGAGACTGACGCAGTGCCGACTATGGCAACCGATGGCAAGTCGATACTTTGGAATGCCGCCTTTGTCGATTTCTTGGAACAGGATGTCGTGATGGGCGTGATTGCCCATGAGGTCTTGCACGTTGCTTTCAAGCACTGCTTGCGTATTGACTGGCGTGACCACAAGAAATGGAATGTCTGCACTGATATTGCCATTAATGACATTCTGATTGACGCTGGCTTTCAGTTGCCACCTGATGGACTGTTCCATACCACCAAGGACGCATGGAACAAGTTTAAGGACTGGATGGCTGAGAAGATTTACTCACATATGCCTGACGATGATATGCCTGACGATGATATGACCCCTGACTGGGGTGCGGTCATGCAGACCACGGCAGACGATGGTCAGCCATTGAGTGAGGCTGAGGCCAAGCAGATCGAAGCTGAGATGGATATCAAGGTTATGATGGCGGCTGT